GTCTAAATCCGCAAAAAGAGTGCTTTTCTTTTAAAGAAAATGTCAACTTGATGACATATGGTGACGATAATATAATGGGGGTTAGTGATGCTGTTCCTTGGTTTAACCACACCACAGTGCAGGACGAGCTTGCCAAATTTGGACTGGTTTATACTATGCCAGATAAGGAAAGTTTGTCAGTTCCATATGTTCATATAGACACATGTGAATTTCTTAAACGTAAGTGGAGATTTGATTCCATTTTGGGATACCATGCTTGTCCTTTGAATTTATCTTCAGTGCTCAAGAGTTTGACAGTATGGGTACCATCTTCAGAAATTTGCCCTGAACAGCAGTTTGTGGAAGTTATGGTGAGTGCCAACATGGAAGCTTTCTTCCATGGTAGAGATATATTTGATTTCTATCACAAATTCTTTTTGGACATATTGGAGGACGATAAATATTCAGTGTATTTGCCAAATGGTTTGATGTCATGGGGCGACTTTGTTCAGAAGTTTACTGAGTAGGAGGCTATGGTTCGTGTTCTATGCGGTTATAAGTCGGTCAACCCATTGTCCGTGAAAAGTTGGGGGTTGGATGCAAATTCCAAGAATGGGGCTGATAACCCCATTTAAGTGACTTATATTGCTATGAACACAAGAGGTTTCTCCCACCGTGTAATGGGAGAGTGTCGCGGGCTTGACACTAGAAAGCCCATTCGGATGTTAAATTCCGTCTTATTAGGTTTAGAAATTCAATCGAGTGATGTTATTGATGATTCAGAAAGTGCTTCATATGGAGATGTTTCTTCTGGATCAGATCAGCAAGAAAATATGGTATTTGCGGATTCATCTGCTGCCAATGTTGACAATGTTTCCACATTATCAAATTTTCAACCAGTTGTGGCCATTTCAAAGAATACTGAATTGGGACAATTTTTATCTCGACCAACTTTGGTCGATACAAGAACATGGTCTACTTCTGATTCTATAGGTCCCTTGTCTGGTAATTTCATTTATATATGGCACTCTTTGTTGAGTGATCCTGTTATAAAGAGGAAGATTGAAAATTATGCTTTTATGAAGGCTACCCTTTGTATTAAGATGTTAATTAATGGGACTAAATTTCATTATGGCTGTCTTCGGGCTTCTTATGAACCTCTCTCTGAGGGTTATCCAAAGAGATTCGATTGGCATCCTGTTGGTTTGGGGTTAAGTAATGCTTCACGCATAGCTTATGACCAGACCCCTGGTGCATATTTGGACCCATCTAACAATACTGGTGTTGAAATTAGGGTACCAATGCTGTACAATAGAGAATTTGTACCTCTGAAGTCTGCTAATGATGTTCAAGATTTGGGTAAATTGCGGTGGGTGGTTTTTCATCCTTTGAAAACTGCTAATACAGGAGCTACAACTTCTTTAACCATTTCAACTTATGCATGGCTTGAAGATATTAGCATGTCTGGTTCAACAAATGCTTTAACCTTACAATCTAAGGATGAATTTGATGATGCTGGTGGACCAGTTTCCGCTCCTGCCTTATCTATAGCTAAGGTTGCTAGAAGCATGACTAATGTTCCTATAATTGGAAGATTTGCTAAAGCTACAGAGATTGGAGCTACGGCTGTTGGAGGTATTGCCAAATTGTTTGGTTTTACTGACGTACCCAATATTCAAGATGTACCACCTGCTTCATTATTGGCAGCACCTCATATAGCTAGTTCCCAAGTTTCGGTTCCTTATCAGCCTTTGACTTTACAACCCAAATCTCAAATTAGTATTGATCCGTCTCTCCATGGTTTAAAACAGCACGACGAGTTGGCCATACAAAACATTGTCAGTAAAAATTGTTTTTATGCTGGTACATCATGGTCTACAACTGACAGTGTTGGTACTTGTTTGTTTAATACAGTTGTTAATCCAGCTGTAGCGTGGGCAGGTTCTGTTTCACAAGGCAGTCCATCAACTATACGTGGGTATTGTATTCAACATACTCCTTTATCTTTTGCTTCCCAATTTTTTGAACATTGGCGTGGTGATTTGATTTTCACTGTTAAATTGGTTAAGTCTAAATTCCATTCAGGTCGTTTGCGTATTACATGGGACCCAATGTCTTCGGACGCCAATTCGGTTCCACCAGCCAATACTGTTTATAATACCATTGTTGATTTGTCTGATCAGGATGAATATGAAATCCGTGTACCATGGTTTTATCAGTTGAATTATGCTAGAATACGCGATGTTACAACTAACGTTTGGACTGAAGGAACTACTAATTCTGTTAATCCGACGTTTGATAATGGTGCTTTAAACATTTCTGTTTTGACCAGTTTAGCAGCCCCATTAGCTTCTGCTGATGTAGGTATACTGGTTTATGTTAGGGCGGCGGATAATTTTGAATTAAATAATCCAACAGATCAAAATGTATCATCATTGTTTCAAATTCAATCTAAGGATGTAGTGGATTTTGAGACTCCTAACGCACCTAGAGCTGGTCCTGTTATGAAGCATTATGGTGCTCCCATCAATTCTTTACGTGAATTAGCACGTCGTTCTCGACTTATGGATAGAATACCGTGTCCGTCTTCAACAGCAACTGGTGGTTTTAGACTTCTTAAAACTGCAACTCCACTGCCTCTTTGTAGAGGATATGATCCTAATGGTTTATCAACTGCAACATGTATATATCAAGGGGGTAATTACGCTTTTAATTATATTGCAAGTTCTTTTATTCCTTTATTGATATCACCATATGCGGGAGTTTTGGGATCTTTTAATTACTCTTTTGTATTGGACGCAAACAGTACTAGTTTGGGTTGGGATTGTTATGCTCGAAGAGAAAATACTCGTAAGACTACTTCTAGTACTGTTGGTTCAATCCAAGGAGAAATATCTTCTACTGATTCGTTGAGTTCTCAAAGAAATCAATTGACTCGTTTTAGTGAAGTTGACAATGGTGCTGCTGTTATGTCGTGTCTTGTAAATAATACTTTACAGGTTAACATGCCATATTTGAATAATTATTCTTTTTTCAGTACGGATCCATATCGCCAGCTAGCTGGTACACCGAGTCGATTTCCTGATGGAAACGAGCGAATATGTTTAGAATTTATTGCATGGTTGAAACAATTTACATCACAAGATTCTTCTAAGCGCACTACCTTAGCAACATATGTAGCTGCTGGACCTGATTTTCAGGTTTTGCAATGGGTTTTCCCAGCCACATGTTTTGTTTACACCGCGACAGTATCGCCAGTGTAACAAGGATAGTGCAGAAAAGGCGCCCAAGTGTCAAAAAATCTTTTGACCGCCGTTCTGGCAAAGTATAAAAAATTTCGTTGTGATCGGAATTTTTTCACTCTTTAAATGAGTGTTTTTGTAATCATTGAAAGTCGTTATAAAGACTTCTATTGTGAAAATTTATGCTAATGCATGTACATATAGAGGTCTTTTTAGACCACTACATGTATCCTACGGGTTTATGTAACAATGGAAGTCACATACTTTATAATTATGGTTTTTCTTGATGAAGTCATTTTAC